GCTATTTCGGCACACAAAACGGCATCTACCTCGAGCAGGATGGCACCACCACCTACCTCGTTCGCCGCAGCTACGTAACCGGCAGCGTCGTCAACACCCGCATCGCCCAAGCCGACTGGAACGGAGACAAGTTCGACGGTTCCGGGCTCTCAGGTCGCACCCTGGACCTCTCTAAAGCCCAGATCTTCTGGATCGACATCGAATGGCTAGGCGTTGGTGACGTCCGTTGTGGCCTCATCGTTGATGGCCGCATGGTGATCGCCCACACCTTCCATGGCGACAACGTCAACGCCACCAGCTACATGACCACGGCCATCCTGCCTCTTCGCCAGGAGATCGAAAACACCGCCACCACCGCAGCCTCCTCCACCGCCAAACAGATCTGCAACACCGTCGCCTCCGAGGGCGGATACGAAGGCTTCAGCCGCCGCTACAACATCGCCACCGGAGCCACCAGAGTCACTCTGGCCACTGCCGGCACGATCTACCCCGTCCTAGCAATTCGCCTCAACAGCACCCGCCTTGATAGCGTCATTCTCCCTTCGAACATCAGCGCGGCAGTCGAGCAAACCACAAACAACAAGTTAGACATCCTCCAATATCACGTACTGCTTAACCCCACAATCACAGGAGGTACCTGGAACACTCACTTCAACAACAACGTCCAATACAACACCAGCATCAGCAGCTTCACCGGAGGCACCGAGATCTCCGGAGGGTATTTCACGAGCTCGACCTCCCTCGACCTCGGAAACGCCACTGACTTCAACTTCCAGCTCGGGCGCACCATCGCCGGCGTCAGCGACACCCTGCTAATCGCCGCTACCCCAACCAACGACAACGCCAAACTCTTCCTTGACCTGGCCTGGTTCGAAATCGTCTGATCAGATGTCTCTTACAAGCTCTTGCAGCCTGACATCATAGATTTCGCTCAACGCCATTAGCTTCATCACCGAAACCTCTATCTCACCCTTTTCCAGACGCGAATATGCAGCTTGACTAATTCCTAGTTTATCTGCAACTTCAAACTGCGTCAACTTATGGTATTCCCTCAGTGCCCTAATACGCCTACACAAAGTCAACTGCCTATGAATCGCCAAGTGCTGTAACCGCTCTGTGCATAAACCTAACCAAACGCACAAGAACCGGTAAGCTCTTAAGCATGGAAACATCAGTATCCAGGTACGACTTCGCTCCCATAACGGGCAGTGAGACCACCCCCGAGGGCTACCTCCGGGTATGGTGCCGTGCTGCCCGCTCGGGCACACAGCTTTACCGCAGGGCTGATGGCTCCCAGGTCCGCGAATATCGCCCTCCAGAGGAGGTCAGTAATCCGGATTCCCTCTCCACGTTTGGCATGAAGCCTGCAACGTGGGGACACCCACCCGTTCTGCTCGACTCCGCCAACACCAAGCAGTTCCAGGTCGGCTACTCCGGTAGCCAGGTCCGGTACAACGACGGTTTTGTCGAAGTTGCGCTCGTCGTCACCGACGCCGACGCCATCGAGAAGATCAAGCGCAAGGACGCCACCGAGGTGTCCGCCGGCTACAAGGTCGACTTTGACCCCACCCCCGGAATTACCCCCGAGGGTGAAGAGTATGCCGGCATCCAGCGCAACATCCGGGTGAACCACATCGCCATAGTCCCCCGCGGCCGGGCTGGCCCGGAGGTACGACTCTTGCTCGACCGAATGGATGCAGCCGATGCTGTAGCCGCCTTCCCCGAGCACGAAATGGCGCCCCAGTCCAGTTCAACTGCATCTCCCGTTATGGCAACCGTCAAACTCGACGGCCTGGAGATCGATCTGCCCGCAGAAGCAGCCAGCGCGGTCCAGTCCTACTCCCGGGACATGGGGCGCCAACTGCAAGCACTCACCACCGAGCGCGACGAGCTTGCCACCAAGCTCGATTCTCTGCAGGCCGACTTCGACGCTCTGGCCTACGACAAAGAGGCCGTTGAAGGTCGTGCCGACGCTCTCGAGGAGCAGCTCGCTGCTTCCGATACCCGCATCGACACCGCCGAGCTCGACCAACTCGTCGCTGAGCGCCTCGCCACCCTGCAGCGCCTCGCCCCCGCCTTTGCCGAGGACTTCAAGTTCGACGGCATCGACGACGAATCCCTGTATGTACAGGCTTTCGAAAACCTCACCGGCTCCGCACCCCGCGAAGACGCCGAACCCGCCTACATCCAAGGCGTGGTTGAAGGCATCCTCGTCGCACGCGCCGACGAAGAAGGTGACGAAGAAGGTGGCGACCCCGAGGACGACTCCGCCGAAGGCGACGAGGAGACCAAAGAGGACGCCGATTCTGACCGCGCCGACAGCACCACCACCCTGCGTGACGCGCTGAAAGGTGCCGGCCACTCCACCGCCAACCCGATCGCTGCCTACCGCAGCCGCACGGTTGACGCTTGGAAACGCCCCCTCACCGCTACCAAGTAAGGAGTTCCCCCAATGGCCGTATCTTTCACCCCCACTGTCGTCAGCAACCCGACCGGTGCCCAAGGCAGCTACCCCCTGGAGCTGACCGTGGGCCACGAGGGCATGATCGCTGACCTGCAGGCCTACGTGTCCCGCAGCTACTACAACCAGTCCGGCGTCGCCATCCCCTTCGGCTCCCTGGTTGCCACCGACAACGACCCCACCTCCAACGATCCCTTCGCTGTTCTGCTGGCTCCCAGCGGCACCGGTGTTGTGGGTCTGGCCGTTGACGGTCTGACCTTCGAGGGCGTCGGCGGCAGCTCCGCCTACACCCCCAACCCCACCAACGTCATCGGTGACGGCTCGCTCCGCGTGGGCTACCCCAATGGACAGACCATGAACGTCGTCTCCAAAGGCGTCGTTTGGGTCTACAGCACCGCCGCCATCGCCCTCGGTGACGCAGTGCGCTTCTTCGGCGTCGACCACTCGTCCACCGTCACCGGTGCCTACGTGGGTCGCTTCACCAAGACCGCTGTGGCCAACAAAACCTTCGCCATGACCGGCGGAGCTCGTTGGCTGTCTGAAACCAGTGGCGCCGGCCTGGTTCTCCTCGAGATCGACATCCCGGGGATCACCTTCACCGCCGACACCTGATCCCGGAGCCCCTCCCATGACCACCGACATCCGTAACGACTCGGTCGGCCTCTTTCTTGCCCGCGAGCTGGAATCCATCCTCGCCCGCGCGTTCGAAGTTGAGTACGCCGACATCAAGTACAGCACCGTCATCCCCGTCTCCTCCGAGGTCGGTAACGGCGCTGATTCCTTCACCTATCGCGTCTTCGATAAGCAAGGCTCGATGAAGGTCATCGGCGACAAAGCCCAAGACCTGCCCCGCGCTGACGTGCTCCGCAAGGAAGTCACCCACCCGGTTCGCAGCCTTGGTGCCTCCTTCGCCTACACCGTCCAGGAAACCCGTGCCGCCTCCATGGTGCCCGGCATGAACCTGGAGCAGCGTCGCGCCAACGCCGTGCGCCGCGCCTACGAGGAGAAAGTGCAGGAGATCGCCTACTTCGGCGATGCCCCCTCCGGCATGAAGGGCTTCTTCAACAACAACCAGGTGGACAAACTGGTGCCGGACCACTGGTTCGACACCGTGGACATCACCACCGACGAGATGCTGCAACTGCTCAACGAGCCCGCCACGCGGATCGTGCAGAACAGCAACATGAAGGAGATGCCCAACACGATGCTGGTGCCCTACAACGTGTACCGCATCATCTCCACCACCCCGCGCAGCACCACCTCCGACACCACAGTGATGGAGTTCTTCCTGCGCACCAACCCGATGATCACCGCCATCGAGCCCATCAACGAGCTCGAGGCCTCCAAGTCCGGCAACGCGCTGTCCAAGGACCGCGTGATCTGCTACGACCGCAGCCCCGACAAGCTGCAGCTGCACGTTCCGCAGCCCCTCGAGTTCTTCCCGCCCGTGCGTGCCGAGCTCGAGTTCACTGTCGCCGCCCATGCTCGCATCGGCGGTCTGGCTCTCTACTACCCCAAGAGCGCCATCGTGCTCGAGAAGGCCTGATCCAGGCCTGCAGCCTTGCGCTTGCTTTGTTGGCTCTTTCACCCCTCTGATCATGATCCTCGTCTACCGCCCCGAACTCGAAAGTCCTCCCATGGACCCCGAGTGCACGATCGGCTTCTCCTTTGTCCAGCATGCTGGGCAGCCTGAGAACATCCAGGTGAAGTCCGGCGTCAACCGCGACTTCCCCGAGAACGTGTGGGAGCAGATCAAGGGCTACGACGTCGTCAAGAACATGCTCAAACTCGGCGCCCTGCGCGTCGAAGAAGAGCAGTCCTTCGTGGCTGACCCCGCAGCAGCTGCTGACGTGGACTCCATCGCAGACATGCCCGTCACCCAGGCTCTCCGCCTTGTGGAAGACAGCTTCGACGTCGCCCAGCTCAAGCGCTGGGAGTCCGGTGAGCAGCGCATCCGCGTTCGCAACACCATCAGCAAGCGCATCGCTGCCATCACAGAGGGCAACGGCTGATGGCAGTCCCCACCTCCACTGAGTTCCTTATCCGCTTCCCCGAGTTCGGCGAGCTTTCTCTCGCCGTAGTCCAAAGCGCACTCACGGAGGCTGGCCGCTCCACCCCCGCGGCCAACTGGGGCACTGTTCACACCGAGGCCGTCAGCAATCTGGCGGCCCACATCCTCTCCACCCGCGTCATGCAGATCGGCTTACAGGTCGGCAGCCAATCCGGGCAGCCCCTCGGCACCGGCTTGACCGCCAGCCTGTACGGCCAGGAGTACGAGCGCCTCAAAGGCAACCTCGCCCTATCCGGCTTCGCGCTGTAGTCATGGCCATCTCCGCTGCCACGATCGCCAACTACGCCCCCTGGGGCAACGCCCAGTTGGCGTTCGAGGTCGGCGGAACCACGCTCAGCACAGACCCGGATACCGGCAACACCGTGCAAGCACTCGAGACCGTCGAATACCTGGCTGCCCTCAAACTCGAGGCCCCCTCTTGGGACGGCCAGCCAGGCGCAGATAACTCGAGCTACCGCTGCAGCGGACGCCTTTTGAGCCCCGACCGCCTGGACACTCGGATCACAAACGGCAGCCAGGCGGAAGCCCTCATCAACGGCTACCGCGGCCGCTTCGAGCTCGTTTTCGATCTCGACATGGACAGCGCTGCCTACCAGGACATTCGCCAGTCCATCCAAGGCACGTTCCGCGTCATCGGAGGCTCCATCAGTGGCTAAGCGCCCGCTCAACGCGCAGCTCCGCGCTGCCACCGCGCAAGCGACCCGGCAGCTCGCTACCTGGCTCGACACCCGCTTCACCGCGGAGATCTCCTCCGCCAAGTGGGAATACCCCACACCCCCCAAGGTGCGGGACATCGTGGACACCGGCCGCCTCCGCGCCAGCCAGACACGAACTGTCAACTCCGACGGTTCCGTCACCTTCACCTGGCCGGTGGAATACGCCGCTCAGGTCCACGAGGGCGGAGTCGCCCTTACCGGCCTCCGCTTCCCCGGTCGCCCCTGGACAAAAGCCCCTCTCGAAGAGGCTCCTGCCCAGTTCGACCTCTTCCTGCGCAACGCTCTCCGCGCTGAGCAGTCATGACGATCTCCAC